TGCGCCCCAAACATGTAGCAGTCGCGCCAGTAATCGTAGGGGATTTCGTCAAGCCATTGCTCGCCCTGAAATCCAACGACGGTCGGGAAGCACCGGAACGTTTCGCGGTCCCACTTGCCGAACTGCTCCGGGTCAACGCCGGACTTCCCCGATCCGACGCCGAAATCGCCGCCGAAGTCGCCACCGAAGTCGCCGCCGTTGATGCCGAGCGGGTAACTGGCCTGGCCGGCAACGGTCGTGAACGACACGCCTGCGCCGAGAAGGCTGGAACTGCGCATCCAGTCCCAGTCGTCGTGCGCGCATTGCACGTCCGACCATGCGTCAGACACCCAGTTAACGACGCGCCCAAGGCTACCAGTCGAGCCTACCGTCGTTGGCAGAGCGGTTTTGATCGCGAGGCTGCTCGCGATCCCACATTCGGTCGCGGTCCGCTGGCAGAGTTGCAGGAAATTCATTACAGATTACGGCGGCGCAATTCTGTTGCCCACGCTGCGCCGCGCGGATTCGGGTCGGAAATGATCGAGAACGAGTGGACCGGCGAGGTGAAACGGTTGACGGCGTTGTTTGGGTTGTCGCTGTTCTCGCCGATTATACGAGTGTGGACGGTATCCGTCTTGGCCCGGATGATGACTTCCAACACCATACGCTTGACGATCAATTCCCGGCCGACCGGCAAATACCCGATCTCATACCATCTGCCGTTCTGGAATACTTCAGCCGGCTTACCATTGACCCATACGGGGAACGCTCCGACGGCATTCTTTTCGGCGGACGGCTCCAGCCTGATCGTGACCGGCTCTTCCATGAACGCGAGTTCGGCGATGTAGTCCTGGTTGTGCGTCCGCTCCGTCAGAATGACATCGCCCTCGCAATCGGACGAGTCGCTGATCGGGGCGCGCTGCTCGATCTTCATCGAGTCGCTGTGCAGTTCTTGGCGGGCCATGAGGTCTCCGGAGAAAGGATGGCGGGCCGCACGATGGCGGCCCAGCCGGTTAGCTCGCCTGCGGACGGGCGGGCAGGACGGCGACGTTCTGGAACGTCGAGGCGCTGACGCCAGACGCAGTCCAAGAGCCGGCACCAGGGATCCACGCGGCGGCGCTGGGTGCCGTGCGGACGATGGTATAGGCCAACGGCATGAAGTCGTTGGGCAGACCCGGGAACTGCGGATCGTTGATCAGCGCGCCGACAGTCGTGGTGACGCCGGTCAGGGTTGCGATGATCGGACCCTGGACCAGTTTGATCGTGCCGGCGGCGTTCTGTCCGAACACCAGCGTGCAACACTGGTTCGGCTGAAGCGCGGTGAACGCCGCGCCGGTAACCGCGTCAGTCGTCGGGCTGGCGGTGTTGGTCTGCGCACCCAGCGTGGTGACAAACTTGCCGTTGATCACGCCGGCCGTGGTGACCGTAGTGGTGTACGTGCTGGTTGTGCCGGCGACCATTGCAGCGCTCACGAAGTTCATCGTGACGCTGGGATCAAAGTCCATCGTGTTGGCCATTGAGAAATGCTCCTTATATCAACACACTCGGGTCGAACGGCCCGAGGGGTGATACGTAAACGGTTGTTGCGGTATCGAGCGCGGTGGTGCCGCCGGTGAATGCGCTGGCGTAGGTAATGATCAAGAACCCGACCAACGCCTTCTTCGCAGGGAACTGTGGGAACACGACAGCGCCAAGCGTGGCGGCCTGCGTCCCAGCAGCGACGGTAACGGCGCCCGCGCTGTCCACGAAGAAGCAGACAGCGTTGAAGTTTCCCGCCAGCATATTGATCCCGGTCAGCGACGGCATGTCAGTTGCCGCCGCGATCTTCACCAACACACCGGCCGCAGTAGCGTAGAAGTCGGCGGCCCCCGTCTTTGCCAGCACGCCGCCGCCAGCCTTGATTACCAGGCCGGCGGACGTGAGGGGTTGCGACGAATACCGATCACCCAACGGGGACAGGACGCGCATAAGCGCATACGCATCCTGGACGTTGGATAGGCTCTGAGTATACCTGCTTATAGTATCAAGCATTGGATGCCTCCTCTACTTGATACTATTACGCCAGGACCTTGGAGCCGACGTTCCCAACGGCCATCCAGCCGGGATTTTCGATCATCACGGCCTTCCACCAGTTGGTGCCGGCATACCCACGCTGGCCGAGCGGATCGGACTTGGACTTGTCGCCTGGCGGGAGGAACGTCGGCGACAGGCTGTCCAGGCCGCGCACCGCGATCTGGCCCCATGCGTCCTTGGCCGTCACGATGAACGGATAGACGTCGATCGAGGTGCCGGTCGTCGAATACAGCCCTGTTGCGCCAATCGCCGCGCCACCGTCCTGGATCGAAGGCAGATCCGGGCTGGTGATGAAGCGGAACCGCTCGCACTTGCCGATTTCATTCGGCATCGGCTTGCCGCTGGCGTACCCCTCGGCCGGCACGAAATTCGGCAGATCGCGAATGTCTGGCTCCAGATCAGTGTGGCAGTAGACGGTGTAGCCCTCGGCAACGGGGTCGGTGGCGAACTTCGCGCTGGCCGCGAGCACCTGATTGACCGGCTTGCCGTGGTTGGCCTGCAGGTTCTTCGCGATCTTGCGGATCATGCCAAGGGTCAGGCCGCCATTGACGGTGGCGATGCTCGTGCCGGTCCCGCCGTAGTAGGCGTTGGTGCAACCGCGCAACGCACCCCAGATGATCATTTCGTTGACGAGGGTGACGCGCTCGCCGATCTGCTCGATCATCGCCTTGGGGATATCGTCTTCGTACAGATCGTAGGTCTTGTCGGTGAACCCGTAGAGGCAACCGAACTGCTGCACCACGACTGTGATGTCTATCGGCACGATGCTGTCCGGTGGCGGCGTCACGCCTTCCTGGATCTGGTGCGCCTGGATGACGGCGTTGCCGCGGTCGCCGGTGCCGTTCTGGAAAAACTGGTTCTGCGTGGAGGCGGAGGTTGCGGTCGCGCCATACGGGAGCCAGCGGCGAGCGACGTACGTGTCGCTGTTGTTACGAGGCATGGGGACCTGACGGCCGGTCTTGCCCAAAACCTCAAGTGGGACGGCGTGGCCCAAGATCTGACCCTTGAATTTATTAAGCCGGCCGGGCGTCATGTTGAAAGTTTGCGTTGCCATTGTAGGGGTGTCCTATGGGGGTTAGCGGCTTTTGAAGCCCGCTTCGAATTCGTCTTCGTCAGTTTTTCCTGGCGCGGCGCCTGCGTTGTCGCCTTTCGGCTGGACAGCGGCCCGGATCCGGTCGGCTCGCGCATCGCTGCGTGGCGTCACTGGTGCGGATTGAGCGGCTTTGGTCTCGCGCTGAAACTGCCTGATCGCCCGGCTGAGCACGGGGGGCGATTCTGTGTTGTTGATCCTGGCTTGGTAGTCTGCGTCCTTGGTTGCGAGCCATTTCCGGAACCCGGTCGTATGATCTGCCGGTTCGCCAGGAACGGCGGGCCTGCCAACGATCTTGAACCAGTCTGGGAACTCTTCTTCCATGGCGTCGACTTCACGCTTGGCGATTGTGGACGCCAGCATGGCTTCGATCTTGCCTGCATCGACGTCCGCTCCGGTGCCTGGCACGCCTGAAAGTGCCGCCTCAAGTGCTGCCCGCGTTTGCTGAGCGAGTTCCGGGAAGTCCTTCTCCATCTCGGCGAACGCGTCTTTCGGGATCTCTACTTTCCGACCGGTGGGTGCTGTGGCTTGTGCTTTAGATTCGTTCAGCAACTTCTGGATGTTCCCAGTTGTTCCGAACAAACGGCTGAGTTGCTGATCATAGGACGCCGTCTTGGCTGCGGCAGCCTTGATATCCGCCCATTCTTTGGCGGTAATCTTGACGTGTTCCGGTTCTGGATCTTCCGTTACCCGTGGGGTTTCCGCGGGCTCTGGCTTTTCCTTTGCAGAGGGCCTTTCGGTCGCTTTGCCACTGAATCCAGCGCCGAAGTCTGCGTCGGAATCAGCATCAGCGACCGTCACGTCTATTTCGTCAGCCATCGTTGGTGTTGCTCCGTAATATCACCGTCGCAAGGGCGATGATCGAAGGCCGAATCACGCAAATGGCGCAGTTCGGTCGTTACAAGATTGAATAATCACTGCGATTTTGCTAGAATGAGCGAACCTGGAGAGTGCTGGTAACACCCTCCACGGTTCTGACCAACGGACCTGTATGAGAGGCGCACGATGGCTAACCAAACTTCTAGCATACGAAGCGATTTCTACGTCTATGCGCTCTGCCGAGGTAATACCGGCGAACCTTTCTATATCGGCAAAGGTAGGGGCACCCGATGGGCGTTCCACGAATGGGAGGCGCTTGCCGGCGCTCCCGGGCACAAGTGCAACACCATCCGCGCGATGTGCGCACGTGGCATCGAAGTCATTAGAACAAAACTCCACGAAGATCTCACAGAAGCGACTGCGCGCGCCTACGAGATCGCGCTGATTGCAGCTATCGGAAGACGGCCGGTCGGGCCGCTGGTAAACCCTACCGATGGCGGAGATGGCGTAACCGGGATCAGACACACCATTGAGTCGTTGGCGAAAATGTCGGCGGCAAAGATCGGAAAGAAACTGTCCCCCGAGAGCATCGAGAAACGTTCCGTAGCTGTGCGCGGGAAGAAGCGGTCAGCAGAGACAGTCGAGAAGGTAGCGGCGGCCCAACGCGGTAAGGGGCGCAGGAAGATGACCCCAGAAGAAATCGCGAAGCGTTCCGCTTCAGTTCGCGGCAGCAAACGATCATCAGAGACGCGAGAGCGAATGTCTCAGGCCCAACGCGGGAGGAGACTGTCGCCAGAGCAATGCGCGCAAATATCGAAAAACCAACGCGGCAGGAAACATACACCAGAACACATCGCCAAGTGTATCGCGGCCCGGACCGGCGGCAAGCGCACCGTGGAAGCGCGGGATAAAATGCGCATAGCGGCGCTTGCCCGTGAGGCTGCTAAGCGTGCAGCTAAGGCTGGTCCTCATCGCCGGCCACAATCGGCCGGGTGACGTTGAGGCGGATGAGTGCCTTCAACGCTTTGATTTCGCCGCGGAGAACCGCGGTTTCTGCCTCTGTCAGCGGCGCGTCGTTGCGGATGCGCGCGAGGGCAAGTCGATCCTCGAAGTGGGACAGGAGCCGCACCCAGAGGGAGGTGGCTTTGTCGAAGTCGGACAGGAAGAACTCGGTCATTGCGTCGAGGCCTGCGAGAACGCCTTGCCGTTTGCCGCGCGCCCCGGAACCTGAACTGGTGGCTTGGGCTGCGGATTGCGGTGCTTGTGTAAATCGACTCGTTGATTCGAAGCGTTCAACTCACGCTCGGTGGACAGTTGCATTGCCGTCTTGGCCAACTGCATTTTGGCTTGGTCTAGCGAGATTTTCTGTTGGTTGGCATACAACAGAATTGCCCGCTGATGCTCCATTTCGAGCTTGTGCGCCGCCAATGTGCTATCGAGGTGGACTTTCTGTTGCTCCACTTGCACTCTGCCGCCTTCGAGGACGTGCGCGGCGGCGGCGATCTGCCCCTCGTTCTGGGCGGTCTGCTGATCTGCGGTTTGCTTCATCACGCCAAGCTTCATCTGCGCGTCGGCGGCGATCTTCGCGACTGTGACTGCCGGCGCCTCCGGTGGTGGCGCCGCGTCGATTTTGGCCTGCTCTTCTTCGGTGTACTGGAATGCTGACGGATTGAGCTTCTTCGACTTCACGAATTCGCCGGCCCACTTCTTGGGATCGAACCCGTATGCGGGGTTGAGGACAAGCGCCCCCATTTGACCGATGACTTGGTCCTGGATCGCACGCTCAACAAGCGCGCCAGACCCGTGCGCATCAATCTGGAACTCGCCCTTTTCCTCGTTCGGAACTTCCGGATCGAGCAGCAGCCATTCGTAATACTGCCGAACGACCGGTTCGGTGATGTAGTCGTCGAACGCGTATCCGATCGAGCGCAGCAGCTGGTTTGCGTTGTTGTTCTGCAGCTGTGCCGCGCCGAATGTGTCAGGAGTCGTAGCGCCCGACTGCCCCTGCGATATCAGGGGGATCGATGTCGTTTCCTCGGCAAATCGCTCGCCCAGGGTGATGATCTCCATCAACTGCTGGGTCACGTTGGGGATTTCGATCGCCATGAACGCCTGACGGACGTCGCCCACGAAATCAGCGGTCGCCAGCCAAATCTTGTCCGGGGTGATCGCCCAACTCTCATCGGCCGGCCGGATCGCGGCTTGATTGATCACGAACTGGCTACCGGCAGACTTCCCTGCGTTGTTCAGCAGCGCTCGCAGCGCCGCGTTCGTGACCCGCTGTGGTGTGCGCATCTGCTCGGCGACACCAACCCCAGCCCAGTGCCCGGATCGGCGCTGCCATGGCATGCTGTGGTAGGAGAACTCCCCGCTATCCAGCGGGTTGATCGTGGCGCGCACAACGGAGTCGTTGATGAGCGTCACGATGGCATTGGCCTCTTCGGGACCATCGGAGGCCAGAGATGGCTCATTGCCGGCTGCTTGGTCGATCGCCGTCATCTGGTCTTTGGTCAGCGTGCCGTAGAAATACCACACACTGAACCGACCGGCATTCTTCTGCCCGCCAGATGCCCGGGCATCACCATCGGTGTTGACTTTGTCTGGGCCTTCCTCAAGCACCTGGTCGATCTGCGCCGCGATGTAGCCGGGGAGCGCCTTGAGGCCGCGCACCTGCCTGGTGGACATGTGATCGCGTTCGAAGATGTAGTCGCCGTCGTGGATGTTTTCACCGCACGCAGGATCTGGGAATATGTTCCACGGGTCTTTCCACTCGGCGGCGGGGATGATCTTCTGTTTGATGATCAGTTCAATGCCGTCTTTCTGCTCCAGGATCGCCATGACCTTCTTCGACCGCGGCGTCGGAGCCTTGAGCACGCCAACGCCAATGCGCGCCGCGTCGTGGATCACCTTGCGGATTTCCGCCCGGTATTGGGTTTGCACCATCCAGTCGTAGATGCGAGTTTCGGCGGCCTTGGCCTTCTTGCGCGCCATCTCGATCTTTTCGATCGCAAAGTCGCGGACGGTCAGGGGCACACGCTGGGGCGCTTGGGGCGCGGCAGGCGGGGTGCCTGGGGGTGGCTGCGGTGGTGCGGGCGGCGTCTCGCCCTTCGCCAGCGGACGCGTCAGGGGCGCACCCATGGCGCTGTGAATGACCTGACTCTCGTCTTCGCTCGCAGCGATCAGTTCCGGCACCGGCATTTCACTGAACGAAAAAGCCTTGTCATCGGCCGGCAGCAGGATTTCACCAAGCTTCGCGGTGCCGGCGTCGACGTATCGACTGGTCAGACGCAGAAAGACGGTGGACTTGTGGTCGGGCTGCCTCGGCCGACTGCCCGTGGTGACCGGGCCATCCATCGACATCGGCTTGGCCCAGCGCGCGTCGCTGAACTCGTGGCGGTTGGCATCGTCAATCCCGAGATAGGCTTCCTCGCACTCCTTCCACGTCGCCTCGATGCCGGACGCCGCGCGCGCAGCCCTGGCTTCATCACGCTTCTGCGCGATCTGGATGCCGATCTCCGCCAGCACCGATGGTGGCGCTTCGACGTGGGGTTCGATCGCGTCGCGGACTTCGGCTGGGAGGTTGGCGAGGCTGTCGCTCATTCGGCGCAGTCGACCCGGTCAGCGATCGGGGTCATTCGTGCGGCGCGTCCGTGTCGGAGACCGGCTCGTCGGAGTGAATTGGCATCGGATCGGGGCTGGCAGCCATCGCATCTGCCCCTTTGCCAAATTGCTCGGGCCCTGGCGCAGCAGCAGCATCCAGCATGGCCCGATACGCCGCAGCCCTATCCGCAGCCTCTTTCGCCACAGCCTCGGCCGCCACGACTTCCGCCTCGGTCATCTGCACAATGCCAGTCGGGTCAACGCCCAACTGAGCCAGCATATCGGCAGCGACAACATCGTCCGCCCACATCCGGGCCTCGCGATGCTTTGCCAGGATGGCGATTGCCATTTCGATATTTGTCATGTTACGCGATCCGGCCGAGGCGAGCGTTGAGGCTGTAAAGACGCTCCCGCAACAGGTGCATCTCCTGAGCGACTTCACCGATTTTTCCGTCCGGAACTGGCGTCGGGCCGGCTTTTCTGTCCTCACCGTTCATGCCACATGCGCGATCCGCCATGCCGTGCAACTCGGAAACAACCCTGTGCATTTCCGCCAGGGCCACGAGCATCACCGCAAGGTCAGTCTGTTTTTGGTCGGTGGGTGACGTTGCGTAGTAATTAGCGCTGCCCTGGGCGGGCGCTTGGATGCCGGTCTGTGCGCCTTGCTGTGCGTAATTACTCATGAGATTTCCCTTGGGATGTGGTAACGGTGCGATCGGACACATTGGAGAACTGAAATGCGCACGATCGCATGGGCGGTGCTGGCGTTTACTCTCGCCGGTTGTGGCAACCCGAATGACTGGGCCGACAACTCAGGCGGCGGGAATGACGCTGCCATGGCGGTGTTGGGTGCATCCGCGTTCATGAACGGCTACAACAACGCGCGGCCGGCGGTGGTGACGTGCTACCGGACCGGGATGATGACGATGTGTCAGTGAGTTAGCCGAGCATCCCCATCCCGGAGTCATAATTCTGGAACGCGGCAACCCGCGGTCTGCGATCCTCAAACACCGGGTCTTTCGACCCCTGGACGCCAGTTCCAAAACTATCCGCAGCGTGCGAGGCGCCATCGTGGACGGGCTCGGCGCGCCACACACCCATGTGTTCGTTCCACTGGCGCCGATACGCCCGGAGCATCTTCAGTCCGCGCTCGCACCCCTTGGCATCAAACCACGCCCTGGGGAACATATTGCGCGCCGCCTGGATGCGATCGGCTGGGTTCGCGGCCGGGACCACCGTAATCGGGCGGACGCCCAGCCCCTCCAAATACGTGCGTCGCGACTGCCCGCGGTTGGTCATCTCGCGGACCTCAATGTCATGCGGCAGGAAGTGCTTGCCGTAGACGTATGGCTTCTGGTGCAGCAACTTGGCGTAGGTATCGAGGCCGACGCCATTGTCCTCGTGATACTCCAGGAACCGCCATTCCCCAGCCGGCGAGCGCTGGAAGAACCAAATCGCCGTACAATCGTCCATCCCAAGATCCCAGGACGTGTAGACCGGCAGTTTCGGATCGTACAGCACGCGGCAGACGCGATCGTCGGCGACGGCGGCGTCCAACCATTTACCGAAGTAGCTCCCCGAGTTCGGAGAGGTGAAACTGCACTCCATCTCCTGCGCGAATTCTTCTTCGTCCAGGTCGCGGCGGAGTTTGGCGATCTGCTCTGCGTCGAATACCCCGGTCTTTTGCCACGGGAGAAGGAACCTGGCAGCCGCAGGATCTTCGCCAGCATCGTCATACGCCTGCGACAGACGTCCGTTGCCTTTGGGTGTGCCGATTTTGACGCGCGACCCGGAATAGTCCGCCAGCATTGGTTCAACGACCATGTCGAGGCCGGTCGCGACAACGTCGTCGGCCTCGTCCTCGATCACCTCGTCAGCGTACCCGCCACGCCAACTATCGGGGTTGTCCATCCCGCCGCACTGGTAGACGCCGCCGTTCGGAAGCTCTACCCGCATGTCCGTTTTCATAACGCGAGCACCAGGGATTACCTCCGCGGCTCGGATTACCTTGTCCCATAGGCCGGTTCGCTTCCAACTCACGTTGGCGGGCAGGACATGGACAACGCGCGGTGGATCGCTACGGAGGTTCCGCCGGTGCGACGGGATGTGCTCGCGCTGGTGTGTCAGCGCCTTGATGATGCCGCGCCATACGAAGGCGGTAGACTTGCCACCGCGACGATGGACGACGGCCACGATATTGGGCTTGCGGCACTCGATCAGGGGTATCTGCCAGGCGCGCGGTGCGAAGGGCAGCGTTACGATCTGCTTGGTCATTCCTGACCGGGGGCGGCCCAACGGTAGACAATCTCCGTCACGATCGGCCCCTCGCCATCTGGGCCGGACTGCGGTTGGACCGCTTTTCCGTAGCCGCGATCGAGTAATTCCTTTGTGGCTGCGATCTGTGCGGCCTCCGATTCGGCGGCCCTCAGCTTAGTGCCGTCCTTATCGACTGCAAAACCTGCCAACTCGGCCAGGCGCATGATCGCGGCAGGCCCGAACGACTGCGCTAACTCTTTGATTTCGCGCGTAGCTTTGTTTGGGATGCCTTTCGGTCTGCCCTGTCCAGATGTTGAGGATGCCGCCACAAATCACCGCACTTTTCGGATTATGAGACGCAACCGGAGACTCAATGGCTAATCCTGAGCGCGGCGTCGCGTAGGGATTCATCCAGCGTTGCCGCCCACAATTCTTCTGCGCCCGACAACTCGCCGCGCTCATCCAAAAAGATGGTATAATACAACCCACGTAGCCTCATCGTGCGCCCCGGCGTATTCGTGGCGGCAAGCATCTTTTCCGCCGCCCTTTTTTGATCATCGCCATTTACCTTGGCGCGCGCAAACAATGCGGCCCAAAGGTCTTTCAGATTAATCGTCATAGCTATCTGTTCGCTGGAGCTACTCTGGAGCGCCATCCCGCTCGATCCCGCCGTCAGTATTTCTGCGCAGGACCAGAAGCCTGCGTCGGCGACTGGCTCGCACTGAACCCAGCGGCGAGTTGGTCGTCGGCGTTGCCCGGAGCACCCTCGGAACTCTTGTCCGCGTTCAGGATGTCCAGCGCGATCTTCAGCGCCCCGCCCACGCTATCCGCCGGCTGCCCCTGCGCGGGCGGAGTGGCGGCCGCATCGCCTGCGCTGCCCATGGCGTTCGCGTCATCGGCCGACATGTCGCCGGCGTCGGCGTCGGGCTCATCACCTGCGTAGACGGTGTAGCTGCCGTCACTGTTCTTGCAAATCGTGACGATTACGTTGTCGCCACTGGCTTCGGGTTCGGGTGCGCTGCCCATATCGCCGGGTGCAGGTGGTGTCATCGCCGCGGGTGCGGGGGGGATTGCCAAGGTTATTCTCCAAAATCATATCTGGACCGCGCAGCGAGCGCTTCCAGCATGTTGACCCACCGCTTCTTGGTGCGGGCCGCAGGCTCTGGGTCTGCGTCAGGATACTTCACGCCATTGGGCGCCAGAGTTTTCTGTAAGTCATCGATGTCCCGATCCGGTATCGGCGTCGGACGCTCAGGGTGTGTGCTGAACACGCGCTCAACGCCGGCCATCGTGGGGATGAAGCGCCAGGACGGATTGGACCGGTCGAACCGGACCAACAGGTAACGCGGCAACAACGGCTCCAGGCGTTCAGACCGGGCGGGTATCGCCCTGCCGTCTACCGTGCGGCGCGCTGCTACTGGCGGCACCCACTCCATCGGGTAGAGGGTTTCGAAGCCGGCTGTGCGGATCGCCATGTCAACCGCGGTTTCGGCGCCGTAATCGGTGCGGACGCAATACCATCGTGGAGTGTCGACGGCGTAGCTGATCTGGGTCGGCGCGAGGGGCTTTGGTTTGCGGCCGGCACCGGACCTGACGCCGCCATGTGTAAACTTGATTACGCCGTCTGTTTCGCGTTGCGTTCCGACAACGCCAGTTTCCCCCAAAAGGGATACTGTTTCGCTGGTGATCGCCTGTTGGCACACCCCATCCGGTTTGTCAACAGTTTCGGTGGCGTTCATCTCAAATCTCCATCTGGCAATGGCGTTGCAATCTCCACCCAATCCCCCGAACCACACCTCCACAGCCGCGGGGCGGACGGTGGCGGGGCGGGGCTGGGAGGCACCCTGGACGGTTCCGGGGCTCCTGCGTCGAGGGTGTGGGCGTGGAGGCGCTGGGCGGGGCTCTGGAGGGGCGTGGGGGCGCGCTCAGACATCGGCACTCTCCTGCGAAGTTGCCCGATCCGGAAACGTCTCTCTGATCCACGCCGACGCGGTGGCCAGATCGGTGCGGAGTTCTGCGTTCTCAGCGCTC